ACTGTAGAGGTTAACAAAATAGGATCACATTATCACCTATGGAAATCTTTTATAGAATATCTCTTTGAAGGATTAAACCGTTGCTGTCCAAATACTATTTATATTTTAATGGGTAGAAAGTCACAAGAATGGGCAACACACTTAGGTAACTCAAAAATACTAAAATGCTCACACCCAGCATCAGCTGCGTATAGTGGTGGTACATGGGATAGTAATAACGTATTTGAGAAAGCAAATGAAGAGCTAATTAAGCAAGATAAAACTTGTATTGATTGGTAATTTTTTGTATCTTTATAATCTTATAAAACCAATTACAAATGGCTGATAATCAAACACTTACGCCTGAATTAGAAATATTAAAATTCAAGAAAAAGTTTCTAGATAAATACAATCAACATTTATATATATTTACAATGAAACCAGAGAGTAAAAAGACTGATATAGAAGTCTTTAAAGCTGCAGCTTGGGAAGCATTAATTGAAAATCATCCTGAGTTTAAGCCTTTTGGTAGCATTACTGCAAAGCATAGGAAGAGACATTTTGTATTGTATATGCAAGCCATGTCTTTTCTTGCTAGGAATGAAGGATATAGTTATGCTTATATAGCTAAGAGTATAGATAGAACTCATGCAACTATATTAAATGGAGTGAGACAAATAGAAAACCAATTGTTTACAAAGAATGATGGTTGTAAGCAGGCAATTATAAACATTACAAAAAAATTAGATAATTATGTGGGAATTGTTCCAAAAGATATTGAAGAACAACCTGACACCAAATCAAACACTGATCCTATTTGGGATGAAGCAAGGCGTTTCCTTGCCCAAAGTGGACCAAGTAGATAAAGATATACTTGTAGAAAAAGGTTTTTTGATATTGGAAAAGAGTCAATATAAATTAAGTCCTGGAGCTAAAGCATTTGTAGCTAGATTGGATAACTATTTTATTAAAGCTAAGAAGAAAACAGATATACAATTGATGGGTAAAGATCATCTAGATAAGATCCATACGTATAGAGAAATATTTCCTGCTAAAAAATTACCAAGCGGTAAGCCAGCAAGAAATAATGTTAAAGCTTTAAATGAAGCATTTAGATGGTTCTTTGAAACCTATGACTATGAGTGGTCAGATATACTAGATGCAACAAGAATGTATGTTAATGAATATAGAGACAAAGAGTATATGTATATGCAGACTAGTCAATACTTTATTAGCAAACAAGATAAACATAAAGTCAAGCACTCAACATTAGCAGATTATTGTGATATGATCCGTGATGGAGTTGACACAGAAGAAGAACATTTTAAAGAAAACGTAGTATGAGTAAAACATCAGAAGCATGGGTTGGGCAGTATGCAGCCTTCAATGAAGCTTTAAAGTACATGTACAAAAGATCAACTGGAGAAGAAAAATCTATATATACACCCTGGCCTAAGTTTAATGATGCAACTACAGATGGATTAGAATGGAATACTCTGACTGTAATTGGTGGTAGACCTGGTTCAGGTAAAACACTGATTAAAGATCAGATTGTTAGAGAATCATTTATACTAAACCCAGATGATAAGTTTAGAGTCTTGGAGTTTCAGTTTGAGATGGTTGGTAGAACCTCAGCAATTAGAGAGTTCTCATCTATAACCGGTAAAACATATAAAGAATTATGTAGTGCTGGTAGTAAGCTTAGCTCAGAAGTATTAAACAAGTGTCACTTGTATGCTAAAGAAAGAGTTAAGTATCCGGTTGACATAGTGAGTAGACCAATGACTGTTAATCAAATGAGAGAACAGGTAGATGCATATATGAATGCACATAAAGGTATACCAACTATAATAACACTGGATCATACCATGTTAGTAAAGAGAGCACCCTATCAGAATAGCACATTAGATATGTTATTTGAATTAGGAGAATTCTTTACACAAACAAAGAGGGAATATCCATGTTTGTTTATTGTAATATCACAACTAAACAGAAACATAGATAATCCAGACAGAGCAATAGATGGTAAGTATGGTAATTATATACTTGAATCAGATATATTTGGCTCTGATGCTATGCTTCAGCATGCAGATACTTTAATAGGTATCAACAGGCCTGCAAAGCAGAAGATTAGGTACTATGGTCCTGATAGATATATAATAGAGAATGATAGAACATTAGTGCTACACTTTCTCAAGGCAAGAAATGGTGATGCTAGAATGAGTTTCTTCAAAGCAAAGTTTGAACAAATGGAGATAGAAGAGATGCCTACACCAAATCAACAAGAAAGAAGATGATAAGCACAAAGAATATAAATAATAATAAGATGGGATTAACACCAGATCAACGCAAGAAAAAAGTTGCAAAATTAAGAGAAGAGCACCAAGATTACTTTCAAACAGAAGGTAAAAAAGATGCTCTATATATACCCAAGATGGCGTATAGGCCATCAGGTAAAGATGAATTACATGTATCATTCTTTCCTAGTGAACTACAGAAAAATAAAGATATATTTACTGAGTTTGTTAGTATAGACTATGACAGTGAAGATCCAAAGAGAACTTTGTATCTGCATAAGTATAATGCTCATTGGAAAGATGAGTATGAACTTATTACATCTAGCTCAGGCTTTGTAAGACACATCATACCTGTAAGTGAATTGAAAGTTATCAATGATGTTACTAGTAGAGGAACACCTATTGTTGACTTTGCAAATCCAAATCTACCAGATCCTGATAAGGTTAAGGTAATTGAAGATCCACAAGTGGCAGCACTAAATGAGATCAATGAAACATTAAAAAAATTAATCAACGTAATTAAATCAATTAAGTAATGGCACAAAGTGTATTAGTAATTGCTGATTCGGGAACAAGAAAGTCTACCTCTATCAGAAATTTAGATCCAAAAGAGACTTTCATTATAAATATTGCTAACAAGCCCCTACCATTTAAGGGATGGAAGAGCAAGTATAAACAAATCAGTAAGGATAACCCAACAGGTAATCTAACTGCAGCCGCTACGTCAGCTGGAATTGTAAAAGCAATGAAGCATGTTAATGATAAGATGCCTCATGTTAAAACAATTGTTGTTGATGACTGGCAATATATGAGCTCCTTTGAATATTTTGATAGAGCTAATGAAAAAGGTTATGATAAGTTTACACAGATAGCATCTAATCTTGCTATGGTAGCTAAGCTGCCTAAAGATCTTAGAGATGATCTGACAGTATTCTTTCTAACACATTCAGAAGATTCAACTGATATAAATGGAAACAGAAAAGTTAAAGCAAAAACTATTGGTAAAATGATAGATAATGCATTAACACTAGAAGGTTTGTTTTCAATTGTATTATTTGGTAGAGCAAAAAAGAATGATGATGATGGTCTTGACTATGGTTTTGAAACTCAAAACAATGGAGAGAACACATGTAAATCACCAATGGGTATGTTTGAGGATTTCTTCATCCCTAATGACCTACAGTATGTCAAAGAAAGCATACAAAAATATGAAGAAGAATAATAAATTAAATCATTTTAAAAATTAGAAGTTATGTTAAATACTAAAGACATGTCTGCAGGGTCAGGCAGCATTAAACCAGTAATGGGAGTTGGTAATCAAAAAGTGAAAATCAATTCTATTACATTTGACCAAACACCATATGATTCTGATGCATACAATATTGTATTGCATGTAGAAACAGAACCAGTAAAAGGAGAGTTCCAAGGATTTCTTAAAGATGTTAATAATCCTAACGGTCCTAGATATGCTGGTCAAGTAGGTAGAGTTAGATACTCTCCATATCCATATAAAGATGCCACTCTTCCAAGTGGTAGAGAGATTAGCCGTGATACAGAAGTATTAAAAGCTATGGTATTTTTATCTGAAGTTCTTGGTAAAAGAGATGAGTTAGATGCTATAGAGGCTGATACAATTGAAGCATTTATGGTTAAAGTTAATCAAGCTTTCCAGAACAGTGACTATATCAATGCGTGCATTGGTGGTCGTGAGTGGGAAAACAAAGAAGGATATATCAATAATGATTTGTTCCTTCCAAGAATTAGCAAAGATGGAGTCCCACTAGAAGCAGTGGACAAAGAGAACTCTAGACTAGTTCAGTTTGATGCTAATAATACTAATCATTTTAGAAAGCTTCAGAAAGATGATTCTCCTAAAGCAACCAGCTTTGAACCAGCTGCAGTTTCAGGAGAAGACTTTGATTTATAATCTTAGTATACCAAAAAAGAATGGGGTCAGTATAGTGCTGGCCCTATTTCTTTTTAATATATTTGGATTATGTTTAATACTAAGAATTTAGTAATTGAGGGATCTGATGTCCCTAGCTATTGGGTATTTCAATATTATTTAAATTTATCTGAACCACTTACTGGTCAGGATGTAAAGATTAAATCAGTCTTTAATCCATCAGAAAGAACACCAAGCTTCTGCGTATATGTAGATAAATCTATAATGCAGTATAAGTTCAAGGACTTTTCTACTGGTAAGAACGGTAATAAAGTAGATCTAGTTAAACTTATGTTTAATCTAGAATATCCTGATGCAATGAAAAAGATTGTAGAGGACTATAATATACATGTAAAAAGTGGAGATTATAAGAATCAACAGTTTGTGCCTCAGGCAAAGTGGGAGATAGATATTATAAAAATAAGAGACTGGAATACTGATGATCAAAAGTTTTGGCTGCCATATAATATTGGTAAGTCATTACTTAATCACTATAACGTGAAGCCTGTTAAGTATTATAACTTAGTTAAAGAAGAGAACGGTGAGATTAAAAAGTTGACTATACAAAATAAAATTTGTTATGGTTACTTTGATAAAGATGATGAGGTATATAAATTATATCAACCTCATAGTCAGAGACACAAGTTCTTTAAAGTTAAGCCATACTTGCAAGCATATGATCAATTAGAGTATAAACATCCTTATTTAATTATTTGTTCTTCATTAAAGGACGCACTATGTGTGAAGAGTATAGTAAACAATGTTGAGGTTTTAGCACCCGACAGTGAGAATACTATGATAAAGCCCCATATTATAGAGCACTTTAAAAAGAAGTACAAAAAAGTAATAACATTTTTTGATAATGATGATGCCGGTATCAAAGCTGTACATAAGTATAAAACTATGTATAATCTTGATGGTGTTATTTTTCCTGAGTGTAAAGATATATCTGATGCAATGAAGGAGAAGGGACTAAAGTATGTTGCTAGCATACTTAAGCCATTATTAAAAGATATAATATCAAAGTAATATGAAAAAATGGTTCATACCCGGCAACGTTCCAAGTAGTAAAAACGGTAGAAGATGGACTGGTAAATATTTTATTGCTAGCAAAGCTGTAGTTAACTACAGAAAGATAGCAAAGAAATTTTATCAAGAATATGCTGATGAGTTCACTGAAGAGCTCAAGAAGCATGAGCTTCCAGTATCTATTAGTTTTAAATTTATTAGAGGCACCCGTCATAAGTTTGATTATATAAATCCTGCACAAACAGTTCAGGATGATATGGTTAAACACGGATGGATCTCAGATGATAATGCAGACTGCTTGATACCTTGCTTTATAGAATATAGTTATGATAAAAAAAATCCAGGAGTATGGATACAAATAAACCCATCACAGAAAAAGAGTTTGACAGAATAATAGAGATGCTCCAGAGTAATGATCCACAGGATTTTGAAATGGGAATTGAAATATATAAGAACATGCAGGTTAGAAACAAGGAATTGTTGACCTTATTGATAGCTAAGATTCTAGTCTTTAAAAAGAGAAAAGAATTTATGGCAGCAATGAGTGCCAGGTACCATGTGGAACAACTTGTGAGAGAGCATATAAATCATCATATTGAAGAGTTATGCCCAGTCAATGCAATTTATAAAAAAATATTTGAAAAGATATGATAAACGTTCAAGAGCAACTTGCTCGGACTACTAAAACATTAATATTCAAAGAGCCTTTTTACGGGCTCTTTTTAATTGGTATAAATAAAAATTATACAGAAAGTATTCCAACAGCAGGTGTAAGTAAACATAATATAGGTATACAGCTTGCCATTAACCCACAATACTTTTTTGAATTACCAGAAAAGCACAGAGTAGGTTTGATTAAGCATGAGCTATTGCATATAGCATTAGGTCATCTAATAATGAGAAGCAGTTATCCTGATAAAAAGCTATTTAATATAGCAGCTGATTTAGAAATAAATCAATATATAGAATCTGATTGTTTGCCGGAAGGAGGATTACTACTAAGTAGTTTCCCTGAGCTTGATCTACCAGTAAAAGCAGGTACCCGTAAGTATTATCAATTACTACAACAAGCTAGAGAGGATGGAACATGTCCATCTTTAGATAGTTTTATGGATCAAATGGATGGTAATTCACCGTATTGTCACTGTACATGGGATGATATAGAAGAACTACCTGAGGCAGATCAGAAACTGATTCAAAAGCAGATAGAACATCAAATGAAAGAATCTGCAGAGCAAACAGTAAAAAGACATGGTAATATACCCGGTGAAGTGTATGAAATAATTGATAGATTATTAAATATACCACCACCAAAGTTTGATTGGAGAGGATATCTAAGAAGATTTATAGGTAACTCTAGTGTAGTATTTACTAAGAAACTTAGACGTAAATACAATAAAAGGTATAGTGTAAATCCTGGCCTTAAAATCAAATTTAAAAATCATGTACTTGTTGGTGTTGACACAAGTGGATCTGTAAGTAAGAAGGAATTAAAAGAATTCTTCATAGAATTATGCCATATGCATAAAACGGGACATAAGATTACAGTAGCACAGTGTGATACACAAATAAATTCTATACAAGACTTTAATCCTAAAAAGGATTGGGACATAAAAGGTAGAGGAGGTACAGACTTCCAACCTGTAATAGATCATTATAATAAAGGGAACTTTACGGCCCTTATATACTTAACAGATGGTGAGGCATATCCTCCAGAGAACTGCCCTAAGAACACATTATGGGTTCATAGCAGTAACTGTAGGATTAATGAAGACTTACCTGGTAAATTAATACAATTAAATTAAAATAAATGGCACAAGTAAATTTAAATATTCAAGAGTTAAAAGATTTTATAAATCATATAATCACAAACAATAGATTTTTACAGTCTAATAATAAAGGACCTGTATCAGTAGAAGTTGTTGGTGAATCAGGGATTGGTAAAACTTCAGCTGTAGTAGAGATAGCAAAAGATAATAACTTTAATTTTGTTAAGTTAAACCTAGCACAGATAGAAGAGATAGGGGACCTTGTAGGATTCCCTGTACGTCAGTTCCAAATGTATAAAGAGAAAGTAGTTAATATTCCTACTAAGCAGGATAATTTAGCTATGGTAACTGCAACACAAAGAGCAGGCGGAGCTAGTCTAGCTAATCTAAGTACATCAACCACTAAAAAAGTTGGTCAGTGGGTAGATGAACTTGCCGTACAAGAGTATCTAAAGAATGGATACAAGATGACAGGTAAGAACAGAATGTCTTATTGTGCACCAGAGTGGATTGCAGATAAGAAAGAAGGAGGCATTCTATTATTAGATGACTGGAATCGTGCAGACACTAGATTTATTCAAGCAGTTATGGAGTTAGTAGATAGACAAACGTATATCTCTTGGACTCTTCCAAAAGACTGGCACATAATTTTGACTTCAAATCCAGACAACGGAGACTATATGGTTAACAGTGTTGACTCAGCACAGAAGACTAGATATGTAACCGCTAACTTAAAGTTTGATGTTAATGTATGGGCACAATGGGCAGAGGAAGCAGGGATTGATACTAGATGTATCAACTTCCTGTTACTAAACCCAGAGTTAGTAACGCAAGAAACTAATGCAAGATCTATAACTACATTCTTTAACTCAATATCAAGCTTTGAATCTTTTGAAGATAATCTATCAATGATTCAAATGATTGGTGAAGGTAGTGTAGGAGACGCATTTGCATCTATGTTTACTACTTTCATAAATAATAAATTAGATAAGTTAGTTACACCTAAAGATTTGTTGACTCATGATAATGAGCAATACATATTAGGAGAGTTAAGAAGTTGTATTGGTAAAGATGATACATATCGTGCAGACATTGCAGCAACTTTAGCAACTAGATTAGGTAACTACGCTGTTGTATATTCTAAAGAGAATACAATAAGTCAAAAGATAAATGATAGACTTCAGGCATTATGTACTAAAGACTATTTTACTAATGACTTAAAGTATTTGATTGTTAGAACAATATTCAATGGTAACAAGAGTAAGTTTAATAAATTAATGATGATCCCAGAGATTATCAAAATGACAATGAAATAATATGGCTAGTAAAGCAATACAAGAATTCAATCAAGATGCTCTTGATCATTTTGGAATAGATATGGCACCAATTGGTGTCGTATCTGGTTCCAGTATAAATATAGTAACACATACACAAGATGAAGTAGCATATGGTAATGTATTAGAATTATTAAATAAACCTACAGTGACTGGTAAAATTTTAAGAACTAAAACAAAAGCATATGTATTACCACGTAATCCTGTAAGTATGGATAGAATTAAGTCTATACTTAAGTCTCATAGTATTAAATTAGTAAATAAAATAGAAGACGCAGACGTATTAATAAATAATAATGATATGTTTGCAAACTATGAAAATGAAGAGAGACTTAATACTACACACTTAGGTTATAAACTATGGAACTTTAAAACACTTGAAGATACAAATGGATCTTTTCCTATGATTGACAATTCTAGTATTCCTATAATTGCACATGAAGGTATATATAAAGGAAGAAGTTATTACAATTGGGATTATGGTGAAGATATGTTTGATGAGTGGATATTATCTGGATTAGCAGTTAATGCAGCCTATCTAGTAGCAACAACAGAACTTGATGTCTGTGATACAGAAACATTAATGAATGAAGCTACTAGTACTATAGAGTTGACCTATGAACTATTTGAAGATATTTGTGCTCAAATAAATTCAGATTCAGATACTAGACAATTAGCAGTCAAAATGCTACCCAATATAGAGTATGATAATAATTATCATTTGTTATGGGCATTAGCACAAAATTCATATAGCAGATTGCGTTATGATTATAACAGAGATAAAGACTTTCAATACTGGATGGATAAAGCAAATATGGAAGATTTGTATGATAGGACTGCAGAACAAATGATTCAATGGTTAGAAGAAAAAGAATTATTAGATGAAGATAATTTTAATTATCTTGAACCTATTGTTAGAAAAGAAGTGAGAATACATAACAGAGAACTGTATGTATTTAAAGTAGCAGTGAAACCACAGTATCGTAAATATTTAAAAATTAAAAAATGAGAAAGTGCTATGATATTACTATAAAGTTTAGTGACGTAAGCAATAACCAACTCTCTGAGAATAACTTTAATCTCAGAGAAAAAGGTTATTGGGTATGTCAAACAAAAAATTGGCAGATTACAGAAAAAGATGTGCCAAATACGGGTATTAATATACCTGATAGATCAGATGCTATAGATTTACAAGATAAAAAAATCTATAGGTTCCCTGATTTAGATCTTCCTAGACAGAAGGTAGATTTAATTAAAGATAAATACAACTGCAGAGTCATTAGAGATAAAGACAAAGCAGATGTATGGATTATATCTGTTAAGTATTTAACTAGAATATTAAGTACTAGCTGGAATAGTTACTATCCTTTTCAGTATACATATGAATTTTTAAGATGGTTGAAAGCAGAAAATATGCTTACTGCTACTGGCTTAAATCAAGTTAGAGATTATGTTGGTGGCATCACTAAAGATTCTTTATGTCGTATTGATATTGGATATGCATATAGTGAATCACAAATGGGACAAGATATGCATAATAAGTGTTCTGAACAATGGGATAAGATAATAAAAGAAAGTCAAAACCCATCTATTACTGATAGAAATGGTAGAGATGTTCTATTAGAAGCTACCTCTCAGGATTTTAAACAAAGATGTGAAAACTTTGGAGCATTATTATCAGGAGGTAAAGAAGTTATTCTTGATATCCAAGTATCTAATCTTATTGATGATGAGCTAGTAACATTAGAAGATTCAGAGTTAGATAATATTGCTACCATGATCAAAAGTGATGATAGAGATAATAGAGCATTAGCATTAGAAATGCTAGCTAATTGTAATGTGGATAAATCTTGGAATGTAAATAGTTGGATAGCTTATTTTTATACACATGATTATTTAAAAAGTTGTGTAAAGAATTGGAATACAGTTAATGTAAAAGCCTGGAGAAAAAAGATGGATAAATATATTAATACAGGTGGATATAATAA